AACAGGAACTTCTAAGAGAGGTACTTGAAGAGGCTACTCGTAATGGTATCATACAAGGTATGAGTCAGGCTAAACCACCAGAGGTTAATGTTAATGTTGATGGAGGTAGTAGTAATACCTTTGCTTTTATGGGTGATCCTAATAACCAATTCTCATTATTTGGATAAGTTATGGCTTCTTTAAAATCAAATACATACGAATTAAGAGAAAAGCTCTATGATAGACAGAATAAATCTAGATTTAGTAGTATAAACTGGAGTAATCCAGTTAATGCCATTGGTCGTACTGCTACTGGAGTTATTTCTGATTTATCCCAAACCTTTGTTGAGAAGACCGGAGGATTAACCAATGGAGATATCAACAAGGTTTGGAGGGCTAAGATATTACTAGATAGACTTGGTGGACCTGCTACTGGTAGAACTCCAGGGTTATCCAGGGATGATGCAGCTACAGGTAAAGCTAATATACCAAATAAAGGTAAATTAGTTCGTGGTAATGGTGATCTTTATAGAGGTCAACCTACCACCAGTCTTAATAAAGCAGAACATAAAAGAGTTCAGTCTAAAGCTTTCAATATTCCAAGACCCACTGAGGTAGATGGAGAAAGTTTTGAGAATTTACCAAAGGATTCTTCACCAACTAAGACAGTAAAGGTATCACGTAACTCTAAACAAAGGTCGGACCTTCATAATAGTGATGTAAACCATAAGAGGAATGAGATAATCATCTTTAACCTCAATGGTCAAGATGAAACTTATCAGTATATCATACTTCAGAATCGTCCACCAGAGTTGGAGTTTCAGGGAGAAACTACCTGGGCTGCTATCAAGTCTTTCGGTAGAAATGTACCTATGTATCATTTTACTGGAGCGGAAGATAAGATACAGCTACAGATATCATGGTTCTGTAATGATCCAAAAAGGCCTTGGGAAGTAGTACAAAAATGTAGGCTTCTAGAGGCTTGGTCTAAGTCCAATGGTTATGCTTCTGGACCCCCAATACTGCAACTAGATTGGGGTGGTTCTGGCCTATTTGATAACGCTTATTTCATACTTACTTCTGCAACCTATGTACTAAAGCAATTTAGGGATGGTTATATGGACCGTAGGTCTAATGAAAATGTAGAATGGAAGGATGGTAAGCTATATCCAATGGCTGCTACCCAGGAACTGGTATTCTCCAGAGTAAGTAGTACTAACCCATTACACTCTACTATATATGACCCAACTAAGTTGGAAGGTATTAAGGGTATTGGTACTAGTAAGAGAGATCAAGTGGCTAACCCAAGAAATAATCAATCATCATTATGGCAAGTATAAAAAGTCCTTACGATTCAGCAGTAATAGTAGAATATCCTGATAAATCCATAAGTCTGGAATCTACTAAGGAAGAGGTAGTAAGTACCTCGGATGACCTAAACTATACTGTCAAAGATGGAGATACTCTTCAAGGTATAGCTAGTGTATATTACAATGATTCGGGTTTATGGCATATCATAGCTATAGCTAATGACATACAGAACCCATTCAATGAAAATGAATTTTATCCTGGACAAATCTTAAAGATACCTCAGTATGGCGGAAATTAAAACTCCAGCTAGTGCTAGTGTATTACATCACGGTACAGCGACTCCATATTTAGCCATTTTTAGTGAAGTAGGCACTCCCTTATTACATCCAATAACGGGAGTGCCTCTTGGGGCGTATATAAGCCAATTCCAGTATAAGTACGATGAGGAAAAACATAACGAATGTACTATTACCTTTGACTGTGGTGATCCAGATGTTGTAGATGAGAAATCTTTCCCAAACAATATGAAGATCTTCGTTCAGTGGGGTTATATTTACTCTGACGGTAGTTCTGTATCAAGTGAAGCCAAGGCTTTAAAGGTTAGGGATTACAACGTTGAATTCGATGATCAAGGTGTACATAGTACATTAGTTTGCTTAGATATCAAAGCCGATTTATTATTAAGTCTCCCTGTAAAACCCAATGGAGATGAAAATAAAACTCTAGACAAGTACCTAGAGAACGGCTGCGACTTAGAAATGCCCGTAATAATAGAAGCTTTCACATAATGAATAACGATAAAGTATCACAACTTGTTGATCACCAGGTTTTTCAACAGTTACAAACAGCTCCTACAGACAATCCAATAGGACAAGGTACTATTATCTTTGCTAACTCTTTTACTGGTACTCCAGTAGATATGGACCAAAGAGTTAGAGATGCTTTAACCTCAGAGGCCTTATTTATAGGTAATAATCCTTTGGTTCAATTACAGAAGGCTTTAGAGAGATTAGAGAAAGGACCTTGGTATATAGATTGTAGAGGAGATGTACTCTATATACACAATAAACCATACTCTACTCCATCAGTACATAATTATGTGTATGCTCATGAGAATGGAGAGGTATTATCAATAAGCTTTAAGACTCAGTATAGAACTAAGAATGCTACTAGAGGAGCTACAATGTCTTTCGATAATTTCAAAAAGAACATTAAAACTACCTCTACTGGTATATCCGTTGGTTCAGAACAAGAGATAAGGGATCAAGCAGCGGCTATGAGTGGAGCACAACTTAAGGCTTCAGCTAATCCAAATTATCTAAGTCCCGATATAGAGTCTGAAAGAAGTTATTGGGAAACTCACTGGAGAGGTAGGATACCAAATGAATCACCCAAGAAGATACAGGCCGAATCAGATAGGGAGTTTAAGAGGGTAGCCAAAGAGGATTATGAATATATGAAAAAAGAGGCTCCAGAAGTACATACTAACTATGTTAAGAGTTTATTAAGAAATAAGAACATGGGACAAGGTTCTCAAGGAGAAAAAGAGTTTCAGCAAAGGTTTAAAGAAGCTGGAGATGATCCCTCTAAGGTTCAGGCATTATTCCAAGAGTACTTCGGTCAAGATATGGTTACTATAGATAATGGTGTATACAGGCCTATGGTAGAAACCAGAACTCTATCGGAATTAGTAGGTGGAGGTAGTGGTAGTTCTGTATACATACCTGCTTATGGTACTGATGGTAAAAGGAAAAGTACTTCATATGTATTCCAGTGGGGTAGTGCTAGCCCAATAAAAGGGGGAGATTTTGCTTATTCAGTAGAGCAGTTCCTCAAGAGTAAAGGTTACGTACTAGTTAGTAAACCAACCTATCGTAATGGTAATGTAGTTTCTGGTGGTAGACACGGTAATGTACAAGTTCAGATTGTTCATAAGGTAAGGTCTAGATATCCAATATCTGCAGTTAAGCTTATGACTGATTACTATAGCAGATCCTTGGAGAGTCCAGAAAGAGCTTATATGAGGTACCTTATGAATAATGCTATGAGTAACAGTACTCGTAAGATTACCGAAAAGAGACTTGAAGTAGAGATGAGAGTTGTAGGTAGACCTACACTTACTGCCTCTGCTAAAATACACATAGAAAACATAGGTTCTCGTTCAGGAGACTATCATATAACAAGAGTTATACATAGGATATCTCCTGAGGGTTATACCTGTTCTCTCACATTATCTCCGGGTAATTACAAAACTGCTGCAGATACCAATACAGTAGAAGCAGGCGTAGGTTCTTCTAAGAAAACTAAAAGAGCTAAAGATGGTGGAGATGAGACTAAACCAACTAATGGTAGGGTAACCATTGATCTTAGTATGCTTACAAGAGATGAGATGGAATACTTTGCTACCAAGGCTGGAAATGTTAATGAACAGTCTCAGATTGCTACAGAGGTAGCCTACAACCTTTATCTACGTTCTAATGATAAACCAGGAGCTTCAAAAACTGGAGTATATCATAAACACGTAAAGATGGATGGAGATCAAGTATCAAAAGTTTGGTATACTTCTACACCTCCTAAACATGGTTCTGATTATGAGGCCTTTAAGACGATATACTCAAGTAAGTTCTATGATTTGATTCGTAGGAAGACTGAAAATTATAAACGATATCATAAGAAGTAGTATGGATAATACCGATATAGTAGTTAACCAGGGTATAGAAGCTTTTGGTAGATACTATTCTAGGTACAGAGGTATAGTAGTAGATAACGAAGATCCTCTATCTATGAATAGGTTGAAAGTAGCTGTACCTGATGTTCATGGAGGCATTATTGATTGGGCTATACCCGTTAATCAAGAGGGTTCTATGGACAGCGGTTTTAAATATCTAACTCCTAAAATTAAGGATCTGGTATGGATATCATTCGAATGTGGTAACCCATCTAAACCCCTTTGGGAATACTGCGGTTGGGGATTAGAGGAATGTCCTGAAGAATTGGCTAAACCTAATGCTATGGGTTTTGTAACTCCAAGTGGTAACAGGGTATTACTAGATGATGATAGCGGTCAACTTACCATTTATGTAAAAGGTAATGTAATGGTAGTTAATGAAGAAGGTGATATCCAACTTACCTCTAAGAAAGGTAGTATATTCCTAGATGCTGCTGAAGGTATTATGGGACATGAAGGTGACAACGGTGGACTTATAAACATAGATCAGTTAACCGAGAAACTAAACAACCTGCAAAGTGAATTAGAGAAATTAAGAAATACTTTCAACACTCATAATCATACTTCGGCTTCTCCTGGGTCTCCTACCTCTCCAAATTTACAACAGGTCACAAGCCCTTTCAGCAAGTTTAAGAATGATGATTATGAAGATAAAACTTTCTTACACTAATGGCAAATATTCTAGAAAAAACAATTGGATCCGGAGTATTATACCCCATTAAGTTAGAACAAAATTCTAGTGGGCAGACAGGATGGTACCCAGTGACCGGTACTCCAGATCTTATATTACATAATATAAATTCGGTTATACAGTACGAAATAGGTTCTAGGATTAGGCAAGAGGATTTTGGATCCAGGCTTTGGGAATGTATCGAAGAGCCAAATACTCAAGCTCAAGCTTTCCTGGTTAGTCAATTTGTTAAGCAAGCTTTGACTAATTGGGAAGACCGTATATACTTTACTAAAACCGAACTGGTACGTCAGGGTACTAAACTTACAATAATTATCCATTACAACATAAAGAATACAAACTTTAGTGATGAGATAAGTGCAACGTACGAAACTTAAACAGTAATAATTATGAATATAACCAATCCGTGGCTCACTCCTTATCAAAGGTCATACCACCAAATCAAACAAAAGTTAATTGAGGGATTAACCTCTATCACAGATTCAAACGGTAGGCAGCTTATAACCGATGTATCAGAAGGTAACATACTGGTTATAATCATATCAATGTTTGCTGCTATAGCCGAGGTTTTACATTATTATATTGATACTAAGGCTAGGGAGTTTTTCTTACCTACTGCTAGAAGGTACTCTTCTCTTCAGGCTTTAGGTAATCTAGTGGGTTATTATCCACATGGAGCAACTGCTGCTACTACTGACCTGGTAATCACCCGTACTACTTCACTTAATACTTCATATAACTTAAGTCAGGGTACAACTATAACTCAGGATGGTAATACTTGGGCTTTAAGTAAACCGGTAAGAATTGCTGCTAATGTAAGCCTAGTAAGATTACCTCTGATACAGCATAGATCTTTTGATCTGTCAAGTTTGATACCAAGTAATTTACCAAATGGTACTACTCAATTATCCATACCTTCAGACTCATTACCCTCCGGAGAATATTATGAACATGGTTCTATGTCATTAACCCTTGGTCACATTCAGTGGACTTTGGTTGATACCTTTGCCTACTCTAGACCGGATGATAACCATTATAGAGTGGAGGTAGATAACACTGGTAACTTGTTGATTATATTTGGTGATGGTACCTTTGGAAAATTACCAATAGCTGGTAGTTTAGTAATAGCTTCTTGCTACTTAACCAAAGGAGCTGCTGGTAATGTAGATGCCGGAGCTATTACTAATCTACCATCTTCTTTATCGGCTAGTATCTGGAAAGGTTCAAATGAATATGCTGCAGCAGGTGGTACTGACTATGAGGATGTAGAGTCTATGAGGAATCGTATACCTTTACAAGCCCGTACTCAAGGAGTGGCTATAACCAAGAGAGACTATGAGGATCTGGCTTTAATGGTCCCAGGAGTTGTTAAAGCTAAGGTTGATTATAATTGTGGTAGAAAAGTAGCTCTGTACATATTACCATCTGATACAGGTACTAATACAAACTTGGTAGCTGCTAATACTCTTAAGCAGAGAGTTTGGGATAAACTCAACCCATATCTCCCTATATCAACTGTACTAAAGGTATTTTCATTGGGTACCTCTAACATAGTACTTAATATAGACGTAACTGGTAAACCTAACTATAAGAGAGAGGATATACTTGCTCACATACGTACTGCTCTGTATAATGCTTACAATATACAAGTATCAGAAATCGGGGGTTCAGTTAGAATCTCTGATCTATATGCTTTAATTGATAACTTAGCTAGTGTAGATTATCTTAGGATTAATAAATTCTATGTAAAGCCCTGGGTTATACCCCTTAGTGGTGGTTTAGGATTTACTCCAGTAACCTATAATCCAATAGAAGCACCATCATCTGTTACTTACATTATTACTTTAAGAGCTAGCCTCTTTGATCTGGTATCAACGGATGGTAGATTTAGTGGTAATTATAGTTTAACTGGTACACATACCATAACAGATAATGCTCATAATTCTAAGTTTACTTTAAGGTTAATATCTACTACTAATACCTTTGGTCTTGGTAATAATTACGTTAACAGAAAGTATCAAATTACAGTAAGCCAGATTAACTCAGATTATACCGATACTGGTTATACCCTACCAATTTTCTTGAGTAACTCTGATCTTACTGCTAACATAACAGAAACCATATGAAAAGTTTAAGATCCTTAATAGATTGGTTGCCCTATTATTTTAGAGACAACGACACATATAAAAAGGATGGTAAGGGTTTATTTGAAAGGTATCTAGAAATATTCGGTAATTACTTTGAAGATAATGTAATAGGCGATATTAATACTCTAGAAGATATACTAGATGTTGACCATACGCCGGAGATTTATCTTGGGTACTTATGGGAATTTTTAGGTTCAATGCCTTATGCTAATCCTCATGCTATAGATCCAGACAAGTGGAAAATACTATTCAATGGTTTTGATAGTCCTACTACTATTGAGGCTTTGAAGAAGTACTGGGTATATCCAATGAATGTCTCTGCTAATGGTACTGCAGATCATTTTGATTTAACCGATGCTCAGGTTAGGGCTTTGGTAAAGTATTCTATAGCTTTATATTCTATACGAGGTACTAAGAAGTTTTTCAAGGTATTACTTAAGTTATACGGTATAGAAGCTGAGATATATACTTCTAAAGCTTATCCAAAAATAACTGTAGTTGATGATGATGATTCTGACTACTATGGAACAGACCAGGATTACTATGGAACCGATGATGATTACTTTGGTTCTACTGATTCACTTTTTGATTCACTAAGTGAACCCACCAAGTTGGATTCAGAGTGGATGGATCTAGATGTGAATACTTTGGATAAACATAACAACTGTACCCATTTTGTAAGTGTTAACTTTGTTCTGAACTTAGTTAACTATGCTTACACTAATGGTAGCAATGAGTTCTTCAGATTACAGAACAGAATGTTCAATTTGATTAACATGTTCTTACCATTAGGTGTTAGACCCCATATTATCTGGAAAGGTTTGTATAATACAGCTGGGTATGTAGTACCAAAGGTTAACCGTTCTATAGAAGTTTATGTAGATCATACTCCAATAGGTTGGACAGGTTCTGATACAGTTTTCGTAGCTTCTAGTACTTACCCAGGTTGGTATAGAGTTTATGATAGATCAAGTAGTCGTAGTGGTGTACCTACTAAATACTTTGATACTGGAGCTGATCTCCGTGTAATGGTAAAAGTAGTTGATACCTATTTAGATACTGCTTTAACTGGAAAAGCCCCAAACTTCATCAGTGATCAACCTAAGAGGTTTAAGGTTGATTTTGAGGGTAATGGTACTTGGTCAGATAAAGAATATGATGATGGTTATATATTTACTATTAAAGCGGGATCTTCTACTAAACCCCTATATCCAAAGTTCGAGGTCAGTGTAATAGATGAAGATGACTTTAATTTAACCAATGGTACACTTTTCACTTTCATATTAGTTGCATGGTGGAAGAAATTTAACTATAATATATTCAGTTGGTATAATCCAAACATATCGTTAGAGTTAGATAATACCCATAACTATATACCAATACTGATACAGTCGGCTTCAGTTAATACTTACACTAACGAGGCAGATCCAGAAGATGATTCATTTACACCAGAACCAGTATCACTTAATGGTGAGGATTTGGTATTAGTTGAGTCATTTACTACTTTACCAGATAGGGATGGTAATCCCGTAAGCTACTCTGCTTATGCAGATCTCTGTATATATGCCATTCACATATTTGAGTCTGGTACTTATAGATTTTACCAAAAGAACAATCCAGATAAGGTACTTACCTTAGAGGTAACTAGGGTTGATGAAACTCTAACTATTTCATTGGTTGAAGGTTTAGCCAATAATATGGTAGATAATGATAATCCGACTTGTAAAGTTAGAATAAAGGCTTTAAGTAGTATACCTAAATTAAAATCGGTAAATACTAGGCCTATGTTCGTAAATGATAACGGAGGAAATATATGGTCTACTATAATATCTGGAGCTACAGGTAATAGTCCAGCTAACCCAGTTGGTAATTATCATAACAAACCTTATTACAAAATAAAGTCTGTTAACCTGTATAACTGTAACAGTACTAACAGAAGCCTACCATTGAATATAGCTCTGGCTTACCTTACTAAACCAGTACATGATAATAGTCAGTACTTGAGATTAACCATAATAGAGTACTATCATGTTGATAATCCTAGTTGGTATGATAAAAGAGTAGTAACCTTTTATCCTGTTACTGGTGAAATTATTGCTGAGGAGGAGATCTATAGCCAGGGTATAGATAATGAGGATATATATGAATACAAGTATGGTAATGATGTAAAAGGTTCTGATGATAGTAGTTCTATTATAAGCCAGTTCTCGATATCTAATCCCTCAGCAGATAAATCACTGGGTAGTGGTGGAACTTTATGGGATAGTGTAGATACTAGCGTTAGGTATATCGGCCTATTGAATGGACTTTATGCTATCTTAAGGTACCCAGAAATTAGTAATAGCGATAAGTTATATTTAGAGTACAACGGACTCTATGATAATGATATACTTATCAAAGAGGTAACTAACCCAGTTACACAGATATGGAATAACGGTGAGGAGATTATACTAGATGATCCTGGTCATTACAGGTTCTATGGAATAAGTAAAACCTTCACTAACGTATCAGGTAATAAGTTAGATATCAACGTTGATTCTAATAAGTATAACGAAAAGTATTACTTAGAGGCATTCGATAATGACCAGTCTGATGATGAGAGTTATATGCTTCGTACTAAAATACCCGTACCAGACAATGTTACTAGTGGTACCGTATGTAACTGGAGCTTTAACTTTGCTATCACATTGGATAAGTCAATAGTAGAGGCTAAGGATATATTAACTATAGATCCTAATGCTTTTGACTTTGAGGTATTACTGTATAGGGGAGCTACTCCTAATACTGGAACTTTCCTTGGATCATACACTGCAAGTGCAGAAGTATTAGTTGATGAGGTTGGTAACACCTTGCCTAACTACAAGGTTCAGGGTACTATCCAATTATATTGGAAGTATGGTAACTATGTATTGAGTCACCTATTAGTAGATGGTAACTATCCCCCGGGCCTTTACTGTATAGAGCTACATTCTCGTAATAAAGCATGGCCTAACAGTCCTACCTATAAAGTCATCGATGTTTACAATATACCACAAAAGTTTGATGGTAACCTGTATTTTGATGTAGATGTAATAAGCAAAGCTTGGACTTCACCTGCTGGTCAGATTTACGATGTAGATCCTATTACTGGTAAACTTACTTGGGGTTGGTATAAAACAAACCCAGATTATAAACA